ACAAATGGATAATTGCCAGGATGAATTTGAACCAAAACAATTGAAATTTACAATGGATAATAAAAAAAACATGTATACAAAAGATAATTGCACAGATTGTTTATGTTATGATACGTCAAATAACGAGTGTAAAAGTAGCATTATTAGTATGGATAAATGTAATGATGATGATGATACTTATGTATGGTGTCCGAATGAAACAATAACACATAATCATACAAGTCGTAATACATTATATGTGTTATATGTCACAATTTTATTAAAATTATTAATTATATTTTATGAAGTATTACATAATAATAGTACAAATAAAGGAGTATCTTTAGAAATAATAGATAAAATATTATCAACAATATTCGAGAAAATACCTATTTATAAATATATAGATTTTATATTGGCAATTATAGTAGCAATACTTATATTTCAACAATTTAATACATTAGAATATAATTTTAAATTTGAAGATTTTATACTACCTTTAATGGTTATTATTTTTATTGTATCTGCAATACTTAAATTCAAATAAATAAAAATTACATAAAATTCATGTATAATATAGTATAATATAGTATATATGAAATTATACATACATGAATTTATATATTAAGCCGATTTTTTGATTTTCATTTTCCCATATACCCGAAATACGAATAATACATTTAATATTATTATCGCATACTTTTTTATTAATAATATTATTATCATTAGTTGTTATCGTTGTATTATTATTATTATTATTATTAATATTATCATTAGTTGTTATTGTTGTATTATTATTATTAATATTATTATTATTTGTATTAGTAGATTTTTTCATAGATGATAATCGTATACATTTTTTATGAAATAATTGAAATATATTATTTTGAATAGTTCTATTTGGATAGAAAGATTTATATTGGTTTAATATATTTTCTTCTATTTTTGATAAGATACTAAATGTTTGATAATTAATAAATTTGTCATCATTTAAAAAAGAGACATGTAAAACATCATTTATCAATTCGCATTTATTTATATGATGTATATTAAAATGAATAACAAAATTATTTAAAGAAAATTTAGAAGTAGAATAATAAATATTAGAAAAAAAACATGTTTTAAGAATAATATTTTGTTTTTTGTTACCAATAAATATATTATTTAAATCAACAGAATCATAAGGTATAGAAAGATACATGACTTAACTATGGGAATTATATAAATATGTTTAAGCATTAATATAATTAAAGATTTCCAATAATAGATATATAATATATGCCTTATTTATGAAAATAGATAATGAAATTCAAATAAATAAAGATTTATCATTTCATAAATATATTGAACCGTTGATAAGACCTAAAAATATAAATAAACAAACAAAAATAAAAGAAGAAATAATAGATAGAATACAATTACAAAATAATAATTATATATTTTATTCTACTAATGGAAGTGGAAAATATAGTTTTACATTAAAATTATTATATGATATAAGTCCATCAAAATTAAATTATGATAAAAAAACGTCGATTGTATTTAATGGATGTGATTATTATTTGAGAATGAGTGATGTTCATTGTGAGATAGACATGTCAATATTAGGATGTAATGCCAAGAATTTATGGAATATAATGTATAATCAAATAATAGATATAAAAGATTCACTTAGGACATTAAAGTATATAGTATGTAAGAATTTTAATAAAGTGCATCCGGAATTATTAGAATTATTATATTTTTATTTAAAAGATATAAATAATCATAACATATGGTGTATATTTATATCTGAATCAATAAGTTTTATGAATACAGATTTATTAGATATGTGTAAATCATATCATATATGTACGAATATGATAGAAAAAAAAACAAAAAAAAAAGATATAGTGAATCGTAAAGATATAAAATGTATATATAAAAAATCAGATAAATATGAAGAGATATTATATAAATATATAGTAAATAAATCAGATATTTTTTTTGAAATAAGAAATAGTTTATATAATATACTTATATATCAATATGATATTCATAAAATATTATTTGGGGTGGTGGAGAGATTAATACGAGATAAATATTCACCAAAATATGTAGAAATAATTAAGAATTTTTATGTATATTATTATAATAATTATAGAACAATATATCATTTAGAAGCATGTATTGTAAAATTAATAATAGAATATAATGAATTATAAAAAAGCACAAAAATTATTAAATATAACTATTCCATATACAGAACGTGAATTGAAAAAAGCGTATTATAAAATGAGTTTAAAATATCATCCAGATAAAAATAAAGAAGGAATAGAACAATTTAAAGAAATTAATGAAGCATATGAATATTTGTTAAAAATGGAAAATAAAAAAAATAATAAATATGGATCATATAAATCTAATAATATATATGAGAATGGAACATTTGAAGAATTTATTATGGAATATGTGAAAAATGTATTTAATGTGGATTATAAAATGTTTGAAGAAATTCTTGAAAATATAGATACAATATCCATAAATATACCAAATAATATGTTTACAAAAATAAGAAAATTTATAATAGAAAATAAAAATATATTTAATAGAAATTATGATAAAAAAATATATGATTTAAATCCACCACTGGAAAAAGTGTTATCAGGAGATATATATATATTATATCATAATAATCAAAAATTTTATATTCCATTGTGGCATCAAGAATTAGAATATGACGATTTTATAATACAAATAACACCATCATGTATTACAAATAAAAATAATAAAAATACAGATATTATATCATATTGTGATAAAATATCAAACTATATATCAAGTCCATTTTATACTAAGAATACAATATTTATAACAAGTAATATAAAAATAGATGACGATAATAATATATATTGTAATTTATATGTACCATTACATTATTTATATAAATACGAAGTATTTCATTTTTCGATAGATGATATATTATTTAAATATAAATCATCAGATATATATATAAAACATAAACAAAATATAAGAATAAAAAATAAAGGACTACCTAAAAATAATACAAAAAATATATATTCGATAACAATAAGATCAGATATAATTATTCATTTATGTATATAATTTAAATAATATATTATTTAATGTATTAATATATTATTTAACGGGTTACATCTTTAAATATTAAATAATTTTAGAATAAACTATCGTTGAAATTATTGATATCTTTATCTAATGCGTTATTATCTATAATAGTGGAAGTTATATTTTCATGATTAAATTTATTTTCAATATTATCCAATGAACAATTAATTTCATTGGACGGTGTATCATTTGATATATGTTGTGATTTTGATTGTAATTTAAAAGTTTCATGTATATTATCTAAATTATTCATATTATGGTCTTTAGTATAATTATCAAGAGTTCCGAATTTATTTTGTTTAACTAATTCATCAGTATCTATATATACTTTAAATGAAGAAGTTCCATAATTTCCTTGTTGTCCACACATAATATTGGCGGATACACCACGCATATTATCCAATTCAGCATGTCGTGCAGCCTTTAAGAACATTTCGGTAGTTTCTTCAAATGAAGCTTTTGCGATTGGTCCAATATTATCATTATTAATACCATGTCTATATATGGATACTAATTTATGTGAAATACACATTCTATCACAGAGTAGTCCAACATGATGTGAATTGATATAAGATCCATCGAATTCAAGAACTTCCATGATTTCTCTATATATGATTTCACGTGTAGCTTCAATTCCTAATACACGATAAATTTCAACAATATTATTAGAATAAGTTCTTTTTTGGTCAATTATATCTAATGACAATAATTCGATTAAATTGGAACCATTAGTATCAAGAACCCATGAATCTTCATTTATAAATTTACCGTGTTTTTTAATAATATTTGTTTTTAATTTTCTCATTTGAACGTTTTTAATATTTCGAATACCTTTTAAAATAGTATTTTCTAATAAATTATCTTGAATATTTTTGAGTAAATATATTTGGTCGGTTTCATCTAAATGTTTTACATTTGAATTAAGATTATTAAATTTATCATTTGATAATATATTATTAAAATTAATTCTGATAATAAGTTGTTCATCATTATAATCACTAAATACACAATTAATCTCGTTTGGTTTATTATATTTATTTTCAATAGCGAAATGAATTTCGTCCATATTAATATTTTTATCTAACATTTTTTCTTTATCTAATTCTATACGAATAATCCATGGTGATATATTTGAATTATTAATAGGTAAGGTAACAGTTTTATCTTTTTCTAATTCATCACTAATAGATTGATTTAAAATATGATTATATCTATTTTCAAAGTCATAGAATAATTCTAACATTTTAAAATCTTCTTCAATATTGGTAGTAGAATCGTAACCATTTGGATCATAACATATAGATACATTTGATACAATATCTTTTAATGTAGTATTTTCTAAAATATATTGAATTTGTTGTGCTTTTTTAATATTATTTTGTTCATATTCTTTTAAATATACAGTAGCACTTATACTACTAGGTTCTTTTGAAATAGATAGAATTTCTTCAATACGAGGAACACCACGTGTTACATTTGATTTACTTGATACACCGGCAAAGTGAAATGTATTTAATGTATTATGTACAATAATTCCAGTATCACCCATAAATGTTTGATCTTTTGGTACTGTAAAATCATAAACATATTCATCCTTAGGTGGAGTATATATTTTAATATCAATAATTTCATCCCAAATAATATTAGAATTAACAGCTTGTTCTAGTATATTCATTTCAGTATCTAATGAAATTATATTTTTTTCTTGAATAACCTCTTTAAATATATTTATATATTTTTGTAATGTTATACGATTAATAGATGAGTTATTTTTCCATATGTCAGAATTTATAGTTTGATTGTTATATAATTGTAATATTTTTACACATGTTGCAATAATATCATTTAATCCTTCAATTTTATCTATATCATTAGATAAATTATGAACATCATCATGATTTACAAATTTACAAAGTTCATCTAATTGTTCTGTTTTAATAGTTCCAATATGTTTTCTATATAATTGAGCATAACCAGATGTGATAACGAAATGATAAAGAGGTTTTTCTTGATATATACTTTCTAACACATTAGTAAATATATCAAAGTAACTAAATAATAAACATATATCTTTAATTAATAGTTCACTTCTTGAACAACCTCTAATTTCATGATGATTTTTATCACAAATAATAATTCCATCACTATCGATATAACCTTGTATAACACCTGATTTACATTCTAAGGGTGATGTAAATATAAAATCAGGAACTTTTTTAGTAAATGAATTGGATCCACAATGTTCGAGTAGAAATTTGGATAATTCTTTGTGTTCGAATTTAGTTTTTGTTGTTGTATCATATTGTCCTGGTGTATTTTCAATAACTAATTCACAACCAAATAATGTTGCAACGTTGAACATATTTTGAATAAAATATTGAGAATTATTTGTTATACATATAGTAGAATCTGAACATGAACCATTTGATAAATATGTTCCTATAAACCATCCAAATAAATTATCAAGTGTATATTCTACATCACCAATTTTTACTTTATCATCAACAAATGTATTATCAATATGTTTACATACAGGAATTCTCATACCGACATTCAAATCTGAACCACGAATAGATTTTACTTGTTGTTCTCTTCTAATAAGATGACTATGACTTAATGTAGTTGTTACTTTACGACCACTTCTTGTCTTTACAGTCATTAAATTACCATTTACAGGATGTCTACTAAAATGTGATATTCTATTCCATGATGTTTTTTCATATTTATCAACTCCAATTATATAATATTCTTCATCCAATTTATCTAATAAGGTTTCTACACTATTTTCATGACCAGTAGGAAACGTATATTCAGGATATTTCTCAATAAAACTATCACATAATTCACCTATTTTTATAGTTTTGTGAATAATGCTTTTATTTTTATTCACAACAACAATTTTTTTAAAAGCATTATATGGTTCTGACATTTGTGTAGTTGGTTCACCGATACTTTGTGCGGCTATCATTCCGACCATTTCACCAGGTTGTATAATTGATTTTTTGAAGTATAGTATGATAGTATCAAGTAATAATTTAAATGAGAAACGATTGAAATGTAATTTATATAGAATATAATTAGGAGTTAGGAAGTAGTCTATCATGGTAAAAAGTAGATTATTGGAGAAAATAGTATTGGTTTGTTCAGAATTGTTTGTGGGTTGATTATTATTTGAATTTGTTTTTAGATATTGTGATACATTCATAATAGATTCAAGTTGGTTTTTTGTATTTTGTATCATTTCAAGACATTCGTTAGGATCTATATCTATATTGATATTCATATTAATATATTCTGAATTATTATTTTCTGAATTATTGTTGTCATTATAGTATGTATTGATGGTTTTATTTTTAATATTATTTATAATTCGTGAAAAATTGATAGGTATATAAATTTTATCATTATTTTCATAATTAAATATATTAGACATTATTAAATCACGTGTATTTATTACATTTTTAATAATAGGATCAATCTTTTTTTTGAAATTTGATTGAACAGATTTATATGTTATATTATCTGAGAATAACTGAGAATGTAAACCATTATTTTGTGGAATATGAAAATGTGAGTAAATTTGATCCAAAGACATGAATATGAATGGAACTCTATGTCCTTCGATTTTAGTAGTATCAAAACCATCATCACCATATTTAAATTGAATAATACGATTATTACTATCACGAACAGACATATCGTAATTAATTTTCATATCTTCCATACCCTTAATTAATCTTCTCTGAATATAACCAGTTTGAGATGTTTTTACAGCTGTATCTATTAAACCTACACGACCACCCATAGCATGAAAGAATAATTCTTGTGGAGTTAAACCTTCAATAAATGAACTTTGAACAAATCCACGAGCTTCAGGTGAATCATCAAATTTAGTATAATGTGGAAGTGTTCTATCTTGAAATCCATATGGAATACGTTTTCCATCAATTTCTTGTTGTCCAAGACATGAAATCATTTGAGCAATATTAATATTAGAACCTTTTGAACCAGCATTAATCATAGTTACGAATCTATTAACCTCTTTATTTTGATTTTTTATTAATGTTCTACCTTCTTTACCAGATTTTTCACGAGCTTCATTTAATAAATCAATAATTTTTGATTCGATAGCATAGTTGTTATTTTCACTTGTATTATTATGAAATGAACCTAATAAACTTTGATTAAATAAATCCATAACTTTATTTTTATGTTGTTCAATTTCATTTTTAATTTTATTTATATTGGTTATAGCATCTTTATGAAACACAAGGTCACTTATACCAACACTGAATGATGATGTTTTCATATATTCAGTAACTATAAATTGAAGTGAATCAATAAATTCTTCACATTTTTTATGACCATGATCATTAAATATAGAATGAATAATATATTTAATATTTTTATCTATTTGTCCACTTACTAAGAAACCATTTACAATATTTACAATATTATTATTATTGTTATCATCATCATTATATTGACCATTTTTAAATGATAATGATAATGTAGGTAATATTTGACTAATTATATCTTTATTTGTATATGTATTTTTATTTAATAAGCTACTATTAATATATGGTGTAGTCATAAGTAAATTCATAATATCTCTTTGTGAAAATATAATATTGTCATTTGGACGGGTAAATTGATATAATCCTAATAAACTATCTTGAAAAATACCAACAATAGGAGAATTACTTGCAGGACTAATAATTTGATGTGGAACAGCAGCTAAATATTTTAATTCACATTTAGATTCTGAATTTTGTGGCATATGCATATTCATTTCATCACCATCAAAGTCAGCATTATATGGTTTTGTATCAGCAACATTCATTCTGAATGTATTTCCAATATTCATAATTTTAGCAACATGACACATCATACTCATACGATGTAAAGTAGGTTGTCTATTAAATAGAACATTATCACCATCGATCATATGTCTATGAACTATATCACCTATATTTAACTGTAAATTATCTTTATTAATATAACGTAGAGATATTTGTTGTCCAGTTTTTCTCTGTAAAATTTTTGCACCAGGATATACATCAGGACCATTTTCAACTAATTTTTTTAGATATACTTTATTATATTGATTTACAATAACAGGATATGTAATATTCATTGCTACTTTTTTTGGAACACCTAATTGTGCAATTCCTAAATTAGGATCACCAGTAATTACACTTCTTGCACTATAATCAACACGTTTTCCCATTAAATTTCCTCTTATACGTCCTGATTTTCCATTTAAACGGTCTGTAATAGATTTTAAAATTCTACCTGATGAACGTTGAGCAACAGAGTCCATTCCTGGTAATTTATTATTCACTAAAGTAGCTACATTATATTGTAGAAATGATGTCATATCTTCTATAATAGATGCATCTGTAGGTTGATCTTTATTTTCTATTTTTTCTTTTAATAACTGATTGGATTTTATAATAGAAATAATAATATTTGTTAAATCATCCTCACTCCTCTGCTGTGCATCATGTTTTACAGATGGTCTAACAGAAGGCGGTGGAACAGCAAGATATTTACAAATCATCCATTCTGGTCTTGAAAATGTAGAATTAAATCCCATCATATTTACATCATCATCTGTTATTCTTTCGAATATTTTAATTACTATTTCAGGTGATAATTTTTTTATAGTTTTTTCACCATTATTTCCTAAATATTCAATTATAATAGTAGAGAAGCCTTCTTTCTTGATTTTAGTGGGTTTTTTATATCCACAACCATCTTCAATATTATCACCACATCGTGTAACTTTACTTGCACTTTCAAATATATAACTCCATCTCTCCTTTGAATTTAATTTCATGAGATATTTATATTTTGATTTATTACAGAGTAATTTGCTACATTTCAAACAAATACAACGTAAACATTTTACGATATTTGATAAATATTGAATATAGTAAACTGGTCTAGCCAATTTTATATGACCAAAATAACCAGGTGAATTTATATAATTCAATCCATCAGTTGGACAAATAAATCCAGGATCTAATACTCCCATTCTTGGATCAAATATACCATTTATTACAGGAATATTATTCATATATGTCTCTTTTGATGTAATCTCAGCAACAGATGATTTTAATATTTGTTCAGGAGACATTAATCCAAACTGAATACCAATAATTTTAGATGATTCCATTTTTAAAAGTAGTATCCTTATAATGTAATAGTGTTATATTTAAATTGTTTATTTTCAATTTTTAATTAAATATAAAATAGGTATATAATTAAGTGAGTATAATAAAAAGTAAAATTGAATCATTTAAAGATATACATATAAGAGTATAAATATATTTGATGATGAATACTGATAACCAAAATCAAAGTTTTGAAGATTTCAAGATGAATAAACAACAAATATATAATAAAATTATGTATAATATGTTGTCAAAATCAGAGGATAAAAAACCAAAGGATGATGAAGTTATAAATAATATGGATACTTATAATGATGAAGATGAATCTGATGATTTTCCGGAATTTGATTCTCAATTAAGTTATGATTCGGATAATTCGGATGATTCTGAATTTAATATAGATACAGAAGAAGAAATTGAAATATATAACAATTTCATTAATGAATTAAAATCAGATAAAATTAAGAATAAGAATAAAACTTCAAAATCAAATAAAAAAAAATCTACAAAAACACAAAAATCATCTATCGACAAAAAACAACCTAAACAACCTACAAATACAAAAAAACAAACGAATTCTAAAAAAAAATATGAAAATAAAAATAAAAAAAGAAGAAATTATTCAGATGATGACGAAAATGAAGATGAAGAACAAGTATTTTATATTATGAATAATAAACATAAAAGAGGATTAGATGATGAAAATGATAGTAATAATGATTCTGATTATATAGAAGAAGATAATTCGGATGAAGAGGATGAAGAGGATGAAGGTGAAAATGATAGTGATAGTGATGAATATGATGAGGTTATAGAAGATATGCCGTTGAATATTATTTTAAATATCAAAGGTTTAGATAAATATAATGATTACGATGATTATAGTGAAACAGATGAAGGGGATGATATGGTAGATGAAGGGGATGAAGGGGATGATATGGTAGATGAAGAAGATGATATGGTAGATGAAGAAGATAATAATGATGAAGAACACATTTTGAAAACAAGAAATTCAAAATATGAACGTAAAAGAAAAAAGGATTATGATACAAAAAATACAAATAAAGAAAAAAAGAATAATGTAGGTGATATTGAAACACAAAATATATATAAAAAATTTAAAAAATTCAAGTCGGATGATATAAAATATATTATTGATGTATTAAATACACATGATAATAATAATCTTGAACACAAAGATAATAAAAAAGATAATGAAAAAGATAATAAAAAAGATAATGAAAAAGGTAAAGATATTAAAAATGTAATTACGGAAGGATTGAGAGATATATATAATGATAAAAAGAATAAAGAAATAAAAATACAAGAGAAAAAGGATAAGAAGATAAAAAAAAAAAATATAAAAAAATATAGAAAAAATATAAAAACAAAGAATTATTTGAATGATCATGAATATTTTGAAAAACAAGATATAATGAAGCAAAATGAATTAATTCAAATAATTGAAGATATGAATAAAGATGAGATACAAGATAAACCTTATCGTATTAAATTATTAGAATCAGATATACCAAATGTATATAAATCGATTGCTTTGCGAAAAATTAATACATTACAAAATATGGATTCTAGTTCTGGTGAATTCTTTAAAATTAAACATTGGGTAGATAATTTTATGTCTATTCCATTTGGTAAATATAAACATCTGGAAATATCTATAAAAGATGGTATTGAAAAATGTAATGAATTTATGATGAATGCAAAGAACACACTAGATGATGCTGTATATGGATTGAATGATGCAAAAATGCAGATTATGCAAATGATGGCACAATGGATTTCAAATCCACAATCAATTGGTACTGCTATTGCAATTAAAGGTCCTATGGGAACAGGAAAAACTACATTAATTAAAGATGGTATTAGTAAAATATTAAATCGTCCATTCGCATTTGTAGCATTAGGTGGTGCTACAGATAGTTCGTTTTTAGAAGGACATTCGTATACATATGAGGGTAGCACATGGGGACATATTGTAGAAATTTTAAAACAAAGTAAATGTATGAATCCTGTAATTTATTTTGATGAATTGGATAAAGTTAGCGATACACCTAAGGGTGAAGAGATTATTGGTATTCTAACACATTTAACAGATATAACACAAAATTCTCAATTTAAAGATAAATATTTTAATGGTATTGATATAGATTTAAGTAAATGTTTATTTATATTTAGTTATAATGATGAAAATAAGGTAAATCCAATTTTGAGAGATCGTATGTATAAAATAGAGACAGAAGGATATAATATGAAAGATAAAATGACAATTGTGAAGAATTATTTAATTCCATCCATAGAAAAAAATATTGGATTAGAGAAGGAACAAATTGAAATTCATGATAATGTTATTTCACATGTTATTGAAAATTATACAAAGGGTGAAAAAGGTGTTAGAAATTTGAGAAGATGTATAGAAATTATGTATTCAAAAATAAATATGTATAGATTAATGAATCCAAATACAGTATTATGTGAAGGCGTAAAAACGATGAATATAGAATTTCCATTTACTATTAATAAAGATGTAATGGATAAATTATTGAAAAAAGATAAACAAGCAGAATGGATTATGTCTATGTACACTTAATTATATACACTATTATATACACTATTATATACACTATTATATACACTATTATATACACTATTATATACACTATTATATATATTAAATTATCTATTTGTATTTGTATTTGTATTTTATATATTTCTATATTTTTTTCTTAATGTAAAGAATTTTTTACGATTTTTCTTATTTATTTTTTTAGTCATATTTCTAATAATAGTACGTTCTTCCTTTTTATTATCATGTTCTGGAAATATATCATATGGAATGTTAATTTCATCTACAGATTTACTAGCAATATCTATAATATGTCGTTTAGTATATGGTTTTAAAAATCTCCAAATATATGGGAATTTATTATGCAATTCTAATGCATCAACTGAATATTTTGTAATAGGTGTATTCAGAAATGTACATTTAGTTTCATCACGACATCGTGGTTTATAATGATGATATTGTTTTCCCCAATTTACCATATTACATACCGACCAATTTCTAGATTGATATCTTGAATATTTATGTTTTGGGTCAGTTACACAATATGATGGTTTGCATTTATTCATAGTATGACCACAAGGTACATGATCACATGATTTATAAATATGACAATTATTATTTTTTATTGTTTTATTTCTATGTTTTATTTTTATTGTTTTATTTCTATGTTTTATTTTTCTTGTTTTTCTTTTTTTATTTTTTATTGTTTTATACATACTTAAGATAATAGTATAAAAAAATGAATTACAAATTTAATTACAAATTGAATTACAAAATGTATGTTATAATAATATGAATTACAAAATGTATATTATAAATTACAAAATGTATATTATAATATATATTTTAAAATTTACTAATTATTGATAAATAATGTTGTAAATTCAAAAGATTTATATTTGTATTTTTACTTTCTATAATTAATCTATATAATGTAGAATGAATACATTCAATAAGATTCGTTATATCTATATAATAATAATGAAGTGGTGAAATTAACCATTTAAATTCACATATATAATCTAATAATTTAAATATTTTTTTTTTTTTGTCTGTGTTATTATTATTTTGAAAATTAGATAAATTCTTTATATTATGTACAATTATTTTTCTAAAGAATATATAATATCTAATACGTCTGTCATTTTCTTTATATAATGTTTTTTTATACACATTTTTAAATTCAGATAAAACTATATTTGAAAAATATGATTTATATGAATCATATAATTCACTTTCTGTTTTATAATTCTGAATAATATAAATTAATTCTGTTGGTAAAATTGGTATAGAATCGTAAATACGCTTAAATGAACATTTATTATTGGAATGCCCTCTATTACATATAGAACATTTAATATTTGTATTCATAACACATGTTCGTTTATTATGCGTAGCTAATTTACAAATAGAACATGTCATTGTTTTTCTCTTTGTTTTTCTTCTGCAATCCGAACTTTTTCTTCTAATTCTTTAAATTGTTGTTCTTTAGCAGCTTGTTCTTTGGCAGCTTGTCGTTGTTGACTTTTATTTTTTTGAATGTTCAGGTTTTTCTATAATATTGATTATCAAATTTGTAATCAATATTTATAGTATCAATTTTATATATCAAATATATATGTAATTATTTAATCAATTTTAATATAGACATGTAAATGATAATAAGAGTATAGTTATCTGTAAAAACGTTTAAATATATTCTATATAATATACTATAATAAATTTATTAATGAACAATTTGGTTATTAGTTATTCATCCGATGAAGACTATTTAAATATAAATGATATAAATGAACAACAATATAATAAAAAAAAAATAAATGATAAAAAAAATATAGATTCTTTATTTGGAGATAGTAATATTAATGTAAATAATAATACATTATCTACACAGATAATATATTATTTAAATAAATATAAATCAAGATTAAATACAGATATACAATCTGATCCAAATAAAAATGTTGATAGTTATTTACATAATGAATTAAAAGATTATTTAAATAATGAAATAGAATCAATTGATAATATATTAATGGAATTTTGTAATCATAAATGGGTAAAAGATTTTTATGAACATCGTGGAGAGATGATTGAATGTGAAGTATGTGTATGTTGTGATATAGAAAAATAAGATAATATATTAGAATATTATATTAATCTAATAATATTATATTATGAATTAATAAATTTCAAGTGTTCTTGCACTTGCATCACTTGCTTTTATAAAAGAAGGCATCCAAAAATAAGGGATTGTATGAAGCGGTCTACAACCGAAATACAACTCAAATAAAAATCTATAATAAAATTGTTCTAATGTAGTTGGAATATTAAAATTTAATGACAACATACTTATTTGGTCTGGGGTTAATATGTTATAAATATTTCTTATATCTTTTATATTTATATACATATCATTATCATTATCATTATCATTATTATATTTCTTAAATATTTTTATTGAACTTTTCAATTTTGATATTAATACACTGTATGTATCGGTTATTATATTCATATTCTCATCTATATAATCCATATAAGGAAGTTTTATCTCTCCATCATATGTTTTTAAATATTCCGTAATAATAGAAAACCATGATTTACTTTTTCCACTTACTCCATCACTGAATGCTTCTTTTTTTCTCCATACAATATCAGGTGGTAATATATTTTTATCATGAATAGCTGAACGTAATAACCATTTTTCACATGCTTGTCCATTATATTCTAAAATATTTAATAAATTATTATATTCTTTGTTTTCCAAACATTTTTTTAATCCAATATATCGTAATTCACTTGGAATACTCAAATATTCCTCTACAAATGATTTATCTAAAAATGGTGTTCGTGCTTCTAATCCATTACTACTTATAGATTTATCCGACCTTAATACATCAAATGAATGTATATTTTTTAACAATCGTCTAATTTCATTATCATATATAATATCATTTTCAGCATAATGCATATATAAATATCCACCACATAATTCATCTGAACCATCTCCATTAAATACAACTTTTATATCTGTATTTTCTTTAATATATTTAGCAACTAAGTAATTACCAACACTTGCTCTAACAGTAGTAGTATCATATGATTCAATAGAATATATAACTTCTGGAATAACAGATAAAAAATCATTTTCAGTACATATAATATTTGTATGTTCAGATTGTATAAAATCAGCAACTTTTTGTGCATATTTTAAATCCTCAGATTCTTCAAATCCAATCGCAAATGTTTGAATCTTTTTCTCTGGATTTATCTCTCTAGATATCTTACATACAAGAGAAGCAATAATACTACTATCTAATCCACCTGATAATAGACAACCAATAGTTCTTTCAGTATTTAAAATCCGTTTTTTAACAGCTTCATATAATGAATTATATATACGTGATTTATAGTAATTATATTGATTATATATACTTAAATTACTTAATTGCAAATTGTGACAAATATTACCTGTTATATGATATTTAACATTCCATTCATATTTCCAATATACATTACTATATTCATCATAAGATTGACGATATACATTCAACGAACCAGGTAATATTGTTTCATATTGAATATTATAATTGGATACAATATCATTCAATCCAAACATATAATCTCTCAACGTCTTTATCTCAGAAGATATACTCGTAAATGATTTATGTTTATAATATAAATGTTGAAATGTTACACGATATAATGGTCTAATACCATATGGATCTCGTGATATATATATATAGTTTATACTCGCATCATATAATATAAACGAAAATACACCATCTAACATTCTTACGGCACGTTCTATTCCAAATTTTTTATATAAATGAATAATTATTTCACAATCAGAATTGGTAGTTAATTGTATATTGAGTTTTTTAGAGAGTTCTGAATGATTATATATCTCTCCGTTACAAATTAAATACATTTTTTCATTGTTATGGTTTAATATAATGGGTTGATTAGATTTTTTATTAAGACCATTTATAGCTAAACGATGAAATCCGAATACAATATTGTTTTGTATATAATTAATAGTAGAATGTTCAGGACCTCTACGTTTTCCCTTTAAAATCATCTTTTCAAGAACATCTTTTTTATGTATTTCAGGCATGTAATTAATTAAACCGAATATACCACACATGAAATAAAAATATAATGTATATGAAAATTATCTTTCTATATACTTTTTTATCAATACAAAATTTAGAGATTATTCATATTCATATTCATATTCATATTCATATTCATATTATCACAAAAATATTATATTATAATGATTAAAATATTATATTATAATGAATAAATAATATAATATATAATATAATGAATACTGAATATATATTAAAAAATGACGAACGTAGTCAAAGTATAAATAAACGATTATTATCTAGAATTCAACCATCTCATATATTACAACCTTATTTTGATCCACGACCACAAGAAACAAAATATACCAAAATGCCTATTTATAAAAAACCTTCTATATCATTCCCAGTAGATAAATTAACACCAATAAAAAGAGGAAGTCATATATATAATTTATCTACACAATTTAATCCAGGGGATAATGCCCCGTATGAAGGTTATGCTATTAACGTAGATAATGAATCTACTTTAAAAAATATATTTCTAGTAAATCAAAAACATTCCACACAATCACATTATATTCCATCTTCTACAAGTGACCTATATAATATAACACTACCTGTGTCTATACATAATGATAATAATATTCATCCTTATGTTCAACAATCATATAATCCAATATTTACAAATGGACATGATTTAGACTATATACAATATACAAATAATAATCCTACATTTAATCATCATTCAAGACAACATATCAAAACATTTTCTATATAATAAATTTATTTAGTATATTTTGTTCTTTTTCTGAAAATATATATTTATCATTAGTTATTCTATTTGTATTACCTTCAATAGTATAAATTCTTCTATTTTTTATTTTTTCATGATTTATGAATGATGTATAATATTGATGACATAATTGAATATAATCATAAGAAATAGATTTTTCTTCTGTTCTAAATCGTTTATTAATTCTATCTAAACAAGTTTGTATATTTGTATTTATAAATATATAATGAATAGGTTCTGATATTTTAATAAATTCATTAAAATATTCCATATAAATAGAATATTCCATTTTTGTAATAAATCCGGTATCAAATAACATTTTAGTAAATATATGATGATCACTAAATATACATCTCTCGGTTATAATAATTGCATTTTTTAATCGTAATTTATTTTGTTTATTTTTATTTTTAATTAACTCGATCGTTTTTTTTAAGTTCTTATAACGAGTTACAAGTGTAGTTAATTGAAACTGAAAACTATATTTGTTTTTATCTTCATAGAAACATTCAAATATAGTTTTATTATTTTTATCTTTAATTTTGTTCCAATCTTGAATCGGTTCATCTACAAAATATACATTTGTATTATTTTTATATTTTTGTTTTAAATATTGAATACAAGTAGATTTTCCTGATCCAATATTACCTTCAATACTAATAATTTTCATTTGAAAATAGTATTTATATTTATATTAATATATCTATAAATATATGAACATTAAAATTATCAATTTTGTTTATATTTTAAAATTGATTATAATAACATAATTAAATAAATAATAAATATAATATTACATATTAAATTATGTCACAAAATAAACATAAGAACACAGGATTAAATCGTGATCTAAAAGATAAATTTTACACATCTAATAAAATTGCAAATATTTGTATAGAAATCATAAAAAATAATATAGATATTAAAAAAAATGATTTATGTATAGAACCAAGTGCAGGAACAGGGTCATTTATCAATGGTATAAAATTATTATCTGACAATTACATATTTTATGATATAGAACCAGAAAATAATTCAGAAATTATAAAACAAGATTATTTAAAATTTGATCCCAATACAATAAATAAACAAAATTTTGATAAAATTCATATTATAGGTAATCCACCATTTGGTAGACAATCATCATATGCTATTAAATTTATAAAAAAATCATGTGAATTTTGTGATAGTATATCATTTATATTACCCAAAAGTTTTAAAAAAAATAGTCTACAAAAACATTTTAATTCATATTTTCATTTAATTTATGAATATGATATACCACAATATTCATTTATAATTGATAATAAACCTCATAATGTTCCATGTGTTTTTCAAATATGGATAAAAAAACAAGAACCTAGACAATTTATTGAAAAAATAAAACCTAATCAATACTCATTTGTAAAAAAAGAAGATTTACATGATATATCGGTTAGACGTGTAGGTGGAACAGCTGGAAATATTGATAGATATACAAATGATAAATCAATTCAATCACATTATTTTATAAAATTTAATAATATATTATCTGATAAATTATATAATCAACTACAAAATATAAATTTTGAATGTAAAAATAATACATGTGGACCAAGATCTATATCAAAACAAGAATTAATTTACGAATATAATAATATTATTAATAAATATAACAAAGAATAAAGTATTTTATGAATAAATAAAGTATTTTATATAATTATAATTGATTTATATAATTTTAATATTTTAATTTAATTACGTTTTCGTGTAGCACTATTTATAAAAGGTAATATTGGTATATTTCTTATTATATTAGGTTCAATATAACTAGATTTATATGTTATAAATTTTTGTAAAACAGATTCAAAATTCGTAATAGAACATTGAACACGTCGTTGCTTTTTACTATCTACCTTTGGATTAATATTTATTTTGAAATTATATTTTTTGTTAAGTTTATCTTTTTCTTCTAAATAGTTAAATTTTGATTTTGCTTTATCAACAGTTATATTTTTAGGAATAGATTTTACATTATTTACATAATTTTCTATTTCATATAATGGTAGATTTCCAAATAATAATTGATGACATTCTTTATTATAATTAATTTCATAAATATGTTTTACATGTTTACGATTTTCTATTTGTAAATATTGAACTACAATAATTGTATTTTTTTCATCAAAATTATAATTATAAAATCTCAATATATCAGAACAATATATAATATTATTTTTAGTAGTTTTAATAGAACAATTTTCATTATTATTATAACAATTTTGTTCCTTACGTATATCATGAATACTAGTATCATTACTTTTTTCAGATAAATTGAATACATGTTTTCTGATATAATTTTCAAATGTAAATCCATGTTTTTGCGATTGATTACTCATTGTTTTAAATATCAATCCTAATCTTTATTTTTATCCACTAATTATCATTCATTGTTTCAATTCAATTTTACTATTTTGTCATTCGTTATTTATACATTTATTATACATTTATTTATACATTTATTTATACATTTATTTATACATAATATAGTATATACTAATTTAATGGATAAATCAACCTCAATATTTTATGATAGTTTTTTATTTAATAATAATAATAATAATAATATAATTAATAATACAGAACATATAAAGAATTCAAATACATTAAATCCAACCAATATAAAATTATATAAAAATGAATTTATTTATCTCTTTAAGAAACTATTTTCAATCGAATATCATCAATCCGTATGTCAAACTGAAAATATACAAAATAATAAATACTATAATCATAAAAACAACATAATACAACATAATATAAATGATAACATGTTTTACTATAGATATGATTGTAATATAGATGAAAACATATTCAGAATTCCAACTCATTTACAGGATTTATATCAACAATTTATGAAAGAATCATATTCGTTTATTAAAATGGTGAATGAATATAATCAAATACAAAATGAATTACAAGATGGAAGTTATAATGTTCCATTACAGAGAGATGATTCGGTTTTATATACAATAAACGAAGAAAATGAAGATATAAAATCCAATATTGATATACTATCTAATACACAAATAAAAAAAAAAAAAGAAAAATCAAATTTATATAAGTTAATAAAATTCAATAAAAAAAATAAAACTAAAAATAAGAATAATAAACGTATATTCCCCAATATAAGGTATTATAAAGGAAAAAAACAAAATAATTCGTAAATAATATTTTCTATTATTGTTATAATATTATGATATATTATGCCATTAAACAAAACATTTAGAAAAAAAAGGTTTAAATTACAATGTTCACCACATTCACGTAAACATAAAAAGTTGAAAAATACATGTTATACAAATGATTCATTGATTCATTTAAAAAACATATGGAATAAACGAAATACATATGATAAAATACGAACACGTAACCCTAAAAAAATATTATATGAATTCCATAAACGTCTTGATAATTCATGTAAACATGAGAAATGTTGGCTTGAAAATAATATATTAAAATATAATTTAACAGATGAAATAAAAAATCATACATTTGCTCCATTTCAACAAAAATCGTGGATTACAAAAAAAGATACTTGGTTAGATAGTAATGATATTAAGAATATCATGAAACAATATGAATATGAATATGATGACTTTGTATTTATAGGACCATCACCTGTTGATTATGACTATAAATTATATAAAAATGAATGTGTTTGGAATGATTTATGTAATTTTAGTTTATATGATCACACAAAAATTAAACATAATAATTTAATTGGAATTATTTTTAATTTAGATACTCATGAAGGACCAGGGACTCATTGGGTTTCATTATTTATAAATATAAAACATTCATATATAGTATATTTTGATAGTAATGGTGTTAAACCACCTTCCAATATTATTAAATTTATAAATTTTGTACAATCACAATCTATAAAAATATTTGGAAGGAAGTTGAAATTATATGTAAATACAACTCGTCATCAAAAATCCAATACAGAATGTGGTATGTTTAGTTTATATTGTATGATTAATATGATTCGTATGAATTATAATCAAATGAAATCATTTTGTAACCATCGTATTCCAGATGAAAAAATGTTACAATTACGAAATATATTATTTAATCCTGCTATATATGATCAGTAATAAATAATTAATCATTTCTATAATAATTTGTATTTATAATTTATATACTTAATGTAAATTATAATATATATAAAAATTGTAAATTTAATAGTGTCCCATTTACATTTTGTAGTTCCATAGGGTAAATCACATAGTATCAAATTAACACTATCATCTGGTATTTCATTCATTCCTTCTAAACAATAACCATGTAAAATAGTTATATTATCTATCTTAAAATATTATAATGATTGTTTATCAACTTCTATCATAAGTTTAAATAACTTAAAATAAATTTTAAAGTGTAAAAATGATATTTAATGAACATTAAAACCATATTTTAGTTTATCTTTTCTTGATAAATCACTTCCATCTACTCGTCTAGCTACACGACGTGATTTTGATAATTTTGAAACATCCGAAGTAGAATGTTCTTTTGGTTTTTCCCATAGTTTAAATCGATGTGTGTTCAATTGTGTTTTTTCACTACTTGATAATCCACGTGACCTATAATTTGTTGATACTAATGGTGTATGAATTAAAGGTTCGTCCAATTCAGTTGTATGATCTATTATTTTAAAAGAAGTTTCATCAATACTTCTTTTTTTTTCATCCTGTAATTGTTGTAATTGTTTTTCAGCTTCTAATAAACGTAATTCAACTTCTCTTTGTTTTTCTTCTGCAATCCGAACTTTTTCTTCTGATTCTTTTAATTGTTGTTCTTTAGCAGCTTGTTCTTTAGCAGCTTGTTCCTTGGCAGCTTGTTCCTTGGCAGCTTGTTCCTTGGCAGCTTGTTCTTTAGCAGCTTGTTCCTTTGCAGCTTGTTCTTTAGCA